CAGATAATTCTTTTGAAGTAGTTTTATGGAAAGCTGATGATACTTTTGAGTATCGTTATGGTGGTTTAAATATTATTAATCACGATGTTTTGATTGGGGAGCAAGGAGCAGCAGATGAACTATATACTTATTTGTATCACGATCAATGCGGTAAAGGAACAACAAACATTGTTGGAACATGTGTAAATAATACGTGGAACAACAGTTCTTTTAATACACTATTAGAAAACGGAGGTAGTTTATATGGTGTAGGTTCTGGAAACAGTATTGATTGTAGTAACCCTCTTAATGATACATCTTGTCCTTTGTATTGGGAAGCATATGATGATTTACAGTGTGATTTAAACCCTCAATACGCACCTTTTTGTTCAGGATATACACAAGAAGAATCTGTAGCTTATTATGTCGAAGATAATTTTGATTATGGTTATGAAGAAGAATATGATTATGGCTACGAAGAAGAAACAAACTATGGTTATTATGCAGAAGAATTTAATTATGATGATTATATAGAAGAAGAAATATACGAAGAATATGTTACGTTCTTTGAAGAAGACCAATATGAAGAACTGTTCTTTGAAGTTCCAGAAGAATTTGAAGTCTTTGTTTTTGAAGAAGAACTCTTTGAAGAAGAAATATTTATAACAATAGACGAAGAATATTATATACCTATGGAAACTATGGAACGAGATGAGCTTCCTATTTTATTAGAAGAAGAATACATAGACTTTGTAGTTGATATCTTTGAACAAGATACTCCTGATCCTATATTCTTAGAAGAAGTTTTATTTGAAGAGTTTGAAAGACGAGAGATAATAATAGAAGAAGAGCAATGGGAAGAAGAACCTGTAGAGTATTTAGAGTTTGAAACCATAGAAGAACTTGAAGAATGGTTTGAAGAAGAGGAAGAAATAGAAGAAGAAATAGAGGAAGAAGCAGAAGAAATTGAAGAGGAAGTAGAAGAAACTGTAGTAGCTGAAGAAGAAAAAGGCGGTATTACTTCACAAATGTTAAGTGTTGTAGCCAGTACAATTGAGGTAGCAACAAATAGTGTAAGCGGTACAACATCAGGAACAACTATCCATACAACAGGAAATACAAAAGCATCAGGCGGTAGTGTTGTAGGAAATACAACAGCGACAGCCGTAACCAGTAGTGTTACAGGTGGACAAAACATGTCAAACTCACCAAGCATATCTGCTCAAGTCGTTAGTTCAGTGGTGCAGACTCAACAAGTCTTGAATAGTTTTAATGCCGACAGCAGTGTTTCAAATACCATGGGTACACAAAACACAGCAGTAGGGAATACCGACAGTGGTAGCAACACAGCAGTAGGTTCAACTACCACAACAACTACTGAAACCACTACCAATACTAGTGTTGCGAGCAATACAACAGGCACACAAAACACAGCAGTAGGGAATACAGGTGGTGACGAAAATGCAGCAGTAGGCGAAACAACTGGTCCTCAAAATACAGCAGTAGCTTTTGAGAATAATATGCAAGACCAACAAGAGCAGTTAGAACAGCAACAAGAAGAGACAGGAGAATACGCAGATTCTACACAGCTTGTTGCGTACATGGGTACAGTTCCGGGATTTGATGCATACAGACAGATAGCTATGCCACAGGCTTCTGCATGGTATGAACCTAAAGATATTTATATGTCGGCTTTGATGCCTGATAACAATCAAGCATTCTTTGGAATGTATTCAGATAGTTTGAATGGATTAAAAGCCTTACAAGATTTACAACCTAACTTATAACGGAGAAATAAAATGGATTGGTTTCAATCAAGAGCAACACAAATAATAGGTTTGGTTTCTATTATAGGAACTTTAGCTGGCTTTGGATACACAGGTGCTACCTATGTAAACAGAATCGAAAACCTAGAGAAAAAAATAGGAAGGCTTGAAGGCACAGAAGACGCTCAACAAGAAATTGAAGAACGCTTTAGTGCTATAGAAACTTCTGTTGAATACATTAATAAAACAATTGATGATAGTATTTTACCTGAAGTCAAAGAGAATAGCAACATGGTTAAGGTACTTGATCTAGATATCTCTACAGTTGATGTAGAAATAACTAACTTAGAGAATAGAGTCGGAAGAATAGAAGATCAGGACGATAATCCATTAGCCAACTAATCTTTGTAGGCTCGTGCATCTAGTTCAGTTTCTATTTTATAATGGAGCTTATTAAATTCAGCATTAACAGTTCTTAAAATAGTCTGAAGAGTATAGTATGTCTCTTTAGGCACAGCGTCTTTTATTTTATGTAATTCAAGTTCTGATTTTTCAGTAACTAATTTACCTGATGAATCTAATAATACTCTGAAGCTTATAATATTACCATCCATTATATTATCTCACATGCGCCTGCAGTACAGGCTAGTTCTTTAGTGTTTTCAGTCATGTCTTCCTTTTCGTATTCAGTTATGCGACTCCAATCAATTTCATGTACAGTCTTTTTCATCCATTCATTGTATTCGTCTTCAAATATTTCTTGATAAGGTGCTTGTTGATAGGAGTGATCTGCATAAGGTAAGAATGAAACACCTGATATTCTATCAAAGTTATCCCATACCCATGCGCCAACCTTCAACCATTCAGATTCTCTGACAGAGATCGTAGCTGATGGCTTATGTTCACACCAATTGTCTTGATACATCTTCCAAATTTCTAAATGTTTTATTGCTGACAAGTCAATTCTTGTTAAAGAATTATTTGGAGACTTGATTGGAAAATAAAATACTAATGTATGTTCAGGCTTAGTGATATCGTCTTCATGGTACACTCCTTGATCAACCATAAGCTGTGCAATAGGATCTTTCTTATCGGCACGAACAGTTCTTAAATAGTATTCGCTGTGTCTTGTATGAATACCTGATGCGCTATCAACCAACTGACTCACAGTACCGCTTGGTTTAACACAAGTAATAGCAACAGATTGTTTTATTCCTAGTTTTTTTGACCATTCTTTATTCTTAACGACAGATACATTTTTAAAATTTTGTAATCTTCTTGGTAAGTTATCTCCTTGATACATCTTTTTATTATCCATAATGCCTGTAAGAGACACACCAAGAAGAGCTTCTTCTTCTGTGTTATCTTTCCAAGCCTTTGTCAAGTATCTAAAGTTAGTAAGTGTTGCTTGGAACGTACCAAGAATAGTAGCCAGTTCTACTTTTCTTTCTAAACTTTTCCAAGTATCGTTAGGTCTTACAACAACCTCTGTTAGGTTACAGAACTGCTTGTTGCGTAATATAATTTCACTGCAAGGATTACATCCAAAGTCTTTGTATTCTTCTCGTCTGCCATTCTTAGAAGCTTGTTCTTCAGCAGCTTGACGATTAAAGATACCACGCTCACCACTTTTAGATTCATATAGTGATGCCCACTCTTTAATGAATGGACCCATCTCTACTGAGTCTGTATAGGCTACCGAGTTATTAGATAATGCCCGATGCTGACTGTGTTCCCACCATTGTCCTGACTTAGCATTGCGCATACGCTCGTCTGAGAGGTTGCTGAGTGAGATCAAAGCGCTACGTCTAACACCACCCACCACAACAACTTCTGCAATCTTACACATCAAATCATGACAGTCGATTGATACTAGTTTTCTTTGTCCTCTAGAAATAGCATCTTTAAATATGTTAATTGTAAATTGTATGAGATCATCTAAAGGTGCTGGACCACTTGCACGACCACCAAAAGTTTTAAGCCTTGCTCCTTGAGGTCGAATACCACTAAGATCCCATTCAGGTATTTGTCCTGCATAAAGTAACGACATCAATTCTTTATATGCTTTTGCCCATCCAATTTTTGAGTCAGCAACTTTAATAATAGTATCTGTAGGATGTAGTTCTTCTGGAAGATCAGGAAGTTTATTTATGTACTGTCGCTCGACACTAAAGCCAACACCTGTGCCACACATAAGTATGTAAAGTGTTTCATCAAAAGCTCTGGGTGTATCAACAGCAACATAACTACAGTTAAAGCCTGCAACATTATCTCGTTCTAAAGCTGTGCCTGCCGACATCAACGCTCTCATGCTAGGCATAATTTCTAAATTAAGAACTGCTTGTTCTAGTTCTTTTCTAATTTTAGATATGTCTGTTTTGTTATTCTTCTTTAAATGCTCTTGCATAAAGTCAAAGTATCTTGCGACTGTCTCTTGCCAAGTCTCTCGTCTTCCTGTATCTTCGTTCCATCTGGCATACCTGCTAAGATGTATGAACTCTTGATAAGTTGTAGGTAGTTTAGTCTGTTCCACTTTTTGTTTTCTCCTCTGTCCATAAGTGTATTGCTATTATAGCATAATGAATAATCTTTAGTAAGTCTCCTTGATTCTTGTACTCTCCTGTGACAGGATTAGGTTTCTTACCGTACCTCATTGCATACTTCATTATGTTTCCTATACAAAAGGCTTCTCCGTATCCTGCATCTATTATCATATCCGTTGCTTGATACTTTCCATAGCCATAATGTCTTTCATATGTGCTGTCTACATATCTTTTGATTTGTTCGATTGTGTAATGTTCATTAAACTTATAATGTTCATCCATTATCTTATGTGCTT